ACCTTCAAGGGTAGGTCTAGTGTTTTAAACCCTGTCTCAGGGGCCACATTTAGTTACACAGGGTCAATTTCATACCAGACTTTGCTAAATTCGTATGGTGACGAATTGCTTTATAATTACATAGTCACCCAGAGCCCTGCCGGCGTACAGCAGATTACTAGCGATGCCATGAGTATTGCTCAGTACCAATCACAAAGCCTAAACTTAACTAACTTGCTTAATAGCACAGTGTCTGAGGTTGCTGGACTTGGCAATTACCTATTGGGCAAATATAAAAACCCAGTGTTGAGGTTTACTAACGTCTCAACTCAAATGGCCGCCCTGTCAGAGGCCAACCAAAACATCTGTTTTAACCTTGACTTGACCAGTATTGCCACAGTCGTTAAGAACTTTACTACTGGCACGCCAGCCACAGAATCTCAGACCTTAATTGTGTCGGGAATTAGTCATAACATAACCCCAGGCTCACATATTTACAGCCTGCAATTTGAGTCCACAGACGGCAATCAGTATCTCACACTCGATGACGCCATATTCGGTACTCTTAGCACTACTAATCTTTTAAGTTTCTGATAGGAGACACAACATGGCAGTATCACCAAACGACCTGTTCACATCGGGCCAAATATTAACGGCTCAGGAATGTAATAATTATCCTTTTGGGGTAGTGGCTTACTCAAGTTACACAGGCGGAAACCAAGGAATTACAACAACTGTCACAGATGTGACTAGCGCAACGGGTACTTTTACTGCGATAGCGAATAGGGCATACCGAGTCACCTTTCAAGCGTATGGAGCAAAAAACGTATCGACTGGCTCGGTTGCATTTACCCTGACAGATAGCGCAGGAACAACCCAATACTTCCAAACTCAATTTTACAGCATTACTTCTGTTGGCATTAACTTTGGATTTACAACCCTTGTCACAGGATTAACCGCTGGAAGCAAAACACTCAAGGTTCGATGCGCAACAGATGTAACAACAGGGGCAATCTTCATGTCAGCAGGGCAACCAATGTCATTCATCATTGAGGACATTGGGCCAATCTAATGCGAAAAAGCCTGATTCTATTGGTTATTTGCGCATCGCTTACCGCTTGCGCAGACCGTGAACGTCTTAACTGTCCACCAACAAAGAACAAAGCCCTTTCGAGCGTTCCTGACACAATCTCACCCGACACAACTACAGCACCCCGATACGCAACAGGAGCAAAGTGCCGATGAAACCAGACAATAGACACAGCAATGAGGAAATCAAAGCCCGAATAGTCATGATTGTGGCAGTTGGCCTAACACTTTCATTTGTGGGTTCAGTGTTCACAATCCTCTACGGACTGCTATTCGTGACCCAGCCTGAAAAAATGGCCGAACTCGATGCCGCCCAAATATCAGTGCTTAGCAGTATGTTGCTTACATTGTCCGGCGGCCTTATTGGCTTGCTGGCAGGCAACGGCCTCAAAGATAAACCGAAAGACCCCCAATGAAAACGACCGTTTACACAGTCGGCGCAGTAACACCAGTGCTAATCCACAGCACCAGTTTCGGCAGCCAAACCATCTACATCCAAGCCACCACAAACGACATCCACCTCGGCGGCTCTAATGTGACAGCCACCGACGGACTAGACGAACCTAAAAACGGATTTCAACAGATATTCATGGATGAACAAGAAACCCTTTACGCCATTGCCAGCACCGGAACGGCGACAGTTAAAGTGCTGTCCCCATCAAACTCATAATGGCTGTCAGACCGTACAGGTACTACCCAGCGTGGGACGGTAAAGGCACGCAGCCAATTACCGCTCTTTGCCTAGAACTGTGCAAAAAACGCTGGAAAGTAACAAACCTAGGTTGCTATGTTTTGAGGCCGATGAGGGACAAACCCGACCTAAGTGTGCATAGCACCGGCTACGCCATGGACATTGGACACTCAGACATTGCAGTATTGTCAGCAATCTGGACGTTCTTTACGACCAACTCTTTAGCCTTAAAGGTTCAAGAGGTTCACTTTTATAAAATGCCTAACACAAAGTTTGGTGCCGGTTACAGGTGCAGCCGCGGAGAAGGCAAACTGGGGATAGTCAAATATAAAACCGCCGCCGAAAGTGCAGGCACAGGCGGCATGTGGATACATTTAGAACTAGAAAAGCAAGACTTAGAGCATTTTGAGGCTGAGTTTAGAAGGCTAAAGCCAGCCTAAAAGGATTCCTGGATGCTGTTTGAGCGGTGCCAGGGCTAGGTGGTGGAGAGTAGTTTGTTTCCATTGGCGAAATCCACCACCGACTTCGAAAAGTGTGTATAGTAAATCCAAGCCACTCAAATGGCTCTTAACAAAGGAAACAAAATGTCACGCATGAAAGACCACCTCCTCGAGGAACTGCCACTATTTCGGTCTACAGACCCAGACACCTCACGCCAAATAAAGCCCATCAGGATAAACAGCCACCGCGGAATCCTGCTGGCTATTTACGCCGGCAACATCAGCGGCCTAACAGACGAAGAGGCAGCAGAAATAGCAGCCTCACGAGGCCACGTTATAAACGGCTACTGGAAGCGCTGTGCAGACTTACGCAACCAAGGACTAATCCACGACTTAGGCGTCCGCAAGACCCTCTCAACAGGCTCTCAGGGCATGGTATGTGCCATTACACGCTTTGGTCTTGACATTGCTACCGGATATTACGACTAATGACCTACACACACGAACAAATGTTTATAGCCGTCCTCTTTGGCTGGTGCCTCTCATGGGCTTATTTCAAGTTAATTAACCGATACTGGAAACGCTGATGCTCCCAACATGGGGATACCGCCAGTTAGTCTCTAAGGACAAGTTATTGCTCGTTCAAATCTTCACGGATTTGAAAACAGGAGAACACCTGAGAACTACCGTCTCGCAACGTGCGTGGCCGTTCTTAGATTGGTCGCCGCCTACCGAAGTAGAAGAGAACTGAAACGCATCATGGCATTAGCCCTATTCGCTGTCCTATCCGTACCAGCCCACGCAAGTGCGGCCCCTAATTCATGCCCTAGATGGGAACCACTACTAAGGCAACATTTTCCAGCCAAAGTAGTCCCAGTGATGTCCCGAATTGCCTATCGGGAAAGTCGCTGCACTGAACGTGCTCTTTCTCCAGTGCGCAAATCTACAGGCCGTCCAGATGTGGGCCTGCTACAAATTCAAGGCTCTTGGGCTACTGTGACACGGGCTGTCTGTAAGAAACAGGATGTAGTTAAAGCATTGCTAAATGCAGAGTGCAATGTCAAAGTCGCTGGGTACTTATATCGCAATGGCGGCTTAGGTCACTGGCGAGCAACATCAGGAAAATAACAAAGGAAACAAATGGAAACATCAACCGGCGAACTAATTGCCAAACTAACTAACCTGAGCCATAACTTGGCACTAGAACTTAGGTTCAAAGAATCAAGCCTTGTACTAGAGGCTGTGGGTGCGCTTCATGCCATCCCATCGTTGGCCGAAAAGTTGCGAGAATCCTGGCACCCATCACTTAATATCAGTGGCCCATCTAAAGGTTTGTCATACCTCTCGAGCGTTCAGTTGGCTAACGATGAGTCTTGAGTACACCCACAACGATGACGTGGCAGACATGATTTACGCCAAAGAGCAGGAAATAAAATTTCTTAAAGAGGCACTGCTACGCATTGAGACAGAGTTAAACCGCATAACAAATGAGCACGCCCGTGGCCAGTTTTAACCTTGACGATTACGAGCCCGTTGCCAGCAGGGTCAGTAAGTTTTACGACGCTCACCCTGACGGTCGCATCATCACAGACCTAGTGCATTACCTATCAGACGTTGCAGTTTTTAAGGCAGAGATATGGGTAGGGGATGTACTTGTGTCCACAGGATGGGAAGAGGAAGTGCGTAATTCGTCGCACATTAACAAGACTTCACACCTGGCTAACGCCGAAACAGGGGCTGTCGGTCGCGGACTTGCTAACTACAACCTGGCTGGTAGCGACCCTTCCAAGCGTCCTAGCAGGGAAGAGATGGGCAAAGTCCAGCGCATGCAGGGAGACACACGCATCACAGAGCCATCTAACTTGCCATCTGAAAAGCAACTGTGGCTGTATAAGGCAGAACTTAAAAAGGCCGGCAAATTGCCACCGACAAACATTGGCACAATGTCGAAATTTGAAGTTTCAAAAGCGATAGATGCCTTAAAGAACAATGAGCCGCTTGAGCCCATTTATGACACTCCAGAAGAGCCGTTCTAATGGTCGACCTCATGTCATTCATAATTATGATTACGGCCGTCGGCATGTGTGGCTATTTCATTGGCCAAGGCAAACGATGATTGACATAAGCGAGCAGGCATTTCTGCAGCAGGTAAAAGCCCTGGCATACGTCCATCATTGGACTGTCCATCACTCTCAGCCGTCAATGACTAAAACAGGTAGATATATAACTACCGGTGCGCCAGGTTTCTTCGACCTAGTATTAGCCCATGAGCAGCGCGGTCTCATCTTTGCTGAATTAAAGACACGCACAGGCCGCCCAACTGAGGCGCAGTTGTCATGGCAGCGCATTGTCAGCCCACACGCTGAGGTGTATCTGTGGCGTCCTGCAGACATTGACTTCATTAGCCAGCGCTTGGCATCATGCTGATACTGGCCTGGTATGTCCTGCTAATGTCCATCGGCATTGCCATCATTGCAGGTGTTTGCAAAGACTGACACGTCTCTACAACTAAATACGACCATGGCCACATAGGGGTTTGAACTCTGTTGGTGTTTACACGGGAACGTGGGTCGTGCAGTGCGCCTAATCTCATGAGATGACTAACGTGAAGTGATGTTGGGGTAAGTCACTGTTCAGCGTCTAAACGTCATAAATACGAATGGTGTCCACTTCCCTTTGGTGTCCGGCAACCTTGACCTACTTGGTCAGAACTGTGGGGAACACAAACCCCAGACCCTCTCAGCACACAAGAGAGCAACCGCAGCGAAGCAAGGGCGGTAGTAACATATGCCTCATGACATCCCCGTACAACGACCCCATCTACAAAGCCAATCGTAAGCAACTACTAAGAGATGGCAAGGCCACAATCTGTGCGCTATGCGGCAAGCCAGGTGCATCAACCGCAGACCATATAGTGCCCCTCATGTTC